CCTATGCCAAAATATTCCCAAATGTCGCTTTGCGAACTGATTCCAAGGCTGCTGGTCGTTGGGCTACTAACGCCAACGGTGATTATTTTGCTATTGGTGTGGGCGGTACCGTTACTGGTAAAGGAGCAGATTTGCTCATTATTGATGACCCTCACTCGGAACAAGAGGCAGCTTTAGCCGCATCGGATCCAAGTGTTTACGATAAAGTCCATGAGTGGTTTACCTCTGGTCCACGTCAGCGTCTTCAGCCTGGAGGTTCTATCGTCATCGTGATGACCCGCTGGGGTAAACGAGATTTGACGGGCAGAGTCCTTCAGTCCATGGTCGAACGTGACGGGGACGAATGGGAGGTGATTAACCTTCCTGCAATTATGCCCACGGGAAAACCTCTATGGCCTGAGTTCTGGAGCTTAGACGAATTAGAAAAACTAAGAAACGAACTTCCAATCTCCAAATGGTCAGCTCAGTATCAACAAGATCCTTCAGCTGAGGAAGGCGCCCTAGTCAAACGAGAATGGTGGCAAGTCTGGGAAAGTGAAAGACCGCCAGTCTGTGAATTTGTAATCCAGTCTTGGGATACCGCCTTTACAAAGAATGAGCGTTCAGACTACTCGGCATGCACGACCTGGGGTGTTTTTCGTAAAGACGAGAACCCTGACGATATTCATATTATTTTGTTAGATGCTCTAAAAGAACGGCTAGAGTTCCCTGAATTAAAGCTACGAGCCATGGAAATGTATAAGGAATGGGAGCCCGATGCGTTTATTGTGGAAGCTAAGGCCTCTGGTGCGCCACTTATATTTGAGCTAAGATCCATGGGTATACCAGTGCAAGAATTTACACCAACCCGTGGTAATGACAAGATCTCCCGTGTAAACTCTGTAGCAGACATCTTTGCATCAGGAAAAGTATGGGCGCCAAGAAAACGTTGGGCTGAAGAAGTAATTGAGGAAATGGCAGCGTTTCCCAATTCCGACCACGATGACTTGGTGGACTCCGCAACACAAGCACTATTACGATTTAGAAAAGGCGGGTTTATCCGATTACAAACAGACGAGGAAGACGATATTAAGTACTTCAAGTCTAAGCGAGCAGTCAGTTATTACTAAGGAACGATATGGCTATTGAAAAATCACTCTATGAATTACCCCAAGGTCTTGAGGCTGCTGCTGCTATGCAAGAGCCGATTGAGATTGAGATCGAAGATCCAGAATCCGTCAAGATTGGTATAGATGGCTTAGAAATTGAAATAGAACCTAAAGAAGAAACTGCCGAGGACTTTGACGCTAACCTTGCCGAATACTTAGAAAAGGGTCAATTAGCCGAGATTTGCGGTGATTTAATTGGTGATGTAGAAGCCGACATTGGTTCCCGTAAAGAGTGGATGCAGACCTATACAGACGGCATTGAGCTTCTTGGAATGAAGATTGAGATTCGTTCAGAACCATGGGAAGGTGCTTGTGGTGTATATCATCCCCTTCTCTCCGAAGCCTTGGTTAAGTTTCAAGCTGAAACCGTAATGGAGACTTTACCTTCTGCTGGACCCGTAAAGACCCAAGTTATTGGGCGGGAAACCCCAGAGAAAATGGCAGCATCAGATCGTGTTCAAAAGGACATGAACTACCAGATTACCGATGTTATGGTCGAATATCGCCCTGAGCATGAGCGTATGGTCTGGGGTCTTGGACTATCAGGTAACGCCTTTAAAAAGGTTTACTTTGATCCTAACCTAAACCGCCAAGTCTCCATCTTTGTTCCCGCAGAAGACTTGATTGTTCCGTATGGCGCCTCGGATCTACAGACCGCTGATCGTGTAACCCACGTCATGCGTAAGACCGAGAACGAATTAAAGAAGCTCCAAGTCGCTGGTTTTTATCGGGATGTTGATCTTGGAGATCCAGTTAATACATTTGATGATGTAGAAAAGAAAATTGCCGAGAAGATGGGTTTTCAGGCAACTACAGATAATCGGTATAAACTCCTAGAAATCCAAGTAAACCTCGACATTGCAGGTTTTGAGGATAAAGATGAAGACGGCAAACCAACAGGAATTGCACTGCCGTACATTGTCACCGTTGAAAAAGGATCGCAGACCGTATTAGCGATTCGTAGAAACTGGAGACCAGAAGATGAGACTAAACAGAAGAGAAATCATTTCGTCCATTATGGGTATGTTCCAGGCTTTGGCTTTTACTGCTTTGGCCTTATTCACCTTGTCGGCGCTTTTGCTAAGTCTGGTACTAGTATTATTCGGCAGCTCGTGGATGCTGGAACCCTTAGCAACTTGCCAGGTGGCTTTAAGACCCGTGGCTTGCGAGTCAAAGGAGATGACACCCCGATTTCCCCAGGTGAGTTTAGAGACGTAGACGTTCCCTCTGGCGTATTAAAAGACAACATCCTTCCGCTTCCATACAAAGAACCTAGTCAAGTTTTATATAGCTTACTCGGTACCATCGTAGAAGAGGGTCGTAGATTTGCCTCGGCATCCGATATGAAGATTGCCGATATGTCAGCCAATACCCCAGTTGGTACAACCTTGGCTATTTTGGAGCGCACCTTAAAGGTTATGTCGGCAGTTCAAGCCCGTGTTCATTACTCAATGAAACAGGAGCTTAAACTTTTAAAAGACATCATCCGTGACTACACGCCTGACGAATACAACTACCAGCCAGACATTGGCAATCGTTTTGCCAAGCAATCAGACTACGATAACGTAGACGTAATCCCTGTCAGCGATCCTAACGCAGCAACAATGAGCCAGAAAGTGGTTCAGTATCAGGCGGTTTTACAGTTAGCCCAGCAAGCTCCACAGCTTTATGACCTTGCTCAATTGCACCGCCAGATGCTAGAAGTCTTAGGGATTAAAAACGCTAAGAAGCTGGTCAAGTTAGAAGACGATCAACTACCAGAAGACCCTATTACAGAGAACATGAACATCTTGAATCTGCGCCCTGTTAAGGCTTTCTTGTACCAGGATCACGAGGCTCATATTAAAGTCCATATGAACGCCATGCAAGATCCTAAGATTGCGCAATTAATGGGACAAAATCCACAAGCTCAAGCTATTGCAGCATCTGCTATGGCTCATATTCAAGAGCATCTAGCCTTTGCATACAAGAAACAAATGGAAGAAATCATGGGAGTGCCCTTGCCAGCAGAAGAGCAAGAGGAAGCAATCCCAAGAGATATGGAAGTCCAGATCTCACAAATGGCTTCACAGGCAGCCGATGTGCTTTTGCAACGCAACAAGACCGAAGTTGCAGCGCAACAAGCTCAAATGGCAGCCCAAGACCCAGTCATTCAGATGCAAGCGAAGGAACTCGAACTCAAACAGGCCGAGGAACAACGCAAAGCAATGAAAGACCAAGCCGATGTAGCAACAGATGCTGCTCGCTTGGAATTAGAAAGGGAAAGAATCGCCTCCCAAGAACGAATTGCTGGCGCTCAGATTCTGGCAAAAACAGAAAAAGACGCTATGGAAGTCGAAATCAAACGGATGCAAGAGCTTTCCAAAATGCAGCAGTTCAATAAACCTCAAACAGGGAAGAAATAGTGGATAAAAACTTGGATTACCTCCTAAATGAGTACAAAACCCGTATCGATATGCTCCAAAAAGCTATCTCAGCGGGAAATTGTGCAAATTATGAGGAGTATAAGTACGCTTGCGGACAGATTCGAGGTCTAGAATCCGCTTGTTTAACCATAACAGACCTCAAACAACGAATGGAGAACTCTGATGAGTGAAATACTAATCGGCTCAAATCCCGATGATGTATCAGCCGTAACAACTCTGCCTCAAACAGCAGAAGAAAAAGCAAGACAACTACCCGAACCCTCTGGATACCGCATTTTGTGCGCTATTCCTGAGGTTGATGACACTTACGAGAGCGGAATCCTCAAAGCGGATACCACGATGCACTACGAAGAGGTCCTATCAACGGTGTTTTTTGTCGTAAAAATGGGTCCTGATTGCTATAAAGACCCAAGCCGTTTTCCTACTGGTCCATGGTGCAAAGTTGGTGACTTTATCCTAGCCAGACCAAACTCTGGCACACGACTAAAAATCCACGGACGTGAGTTTAGGATTATTAACGATGATTCCGTAGAGGGACTTGTTGAAGATCCACGTGGCATAACCAGGATTTAAGGAGAAAATCATGCCTGAATTAGAAATGGAAGAATATACGTTTCCTGATGAAAAGAAGGAAGAACCAGAACAGCTTGAAATTGTCATTGAAGACGATACCCCAGAGGAAGACCGTGCTAATTCAGCACCAATGCCTAAAGATATCGTTGAAGAACTCGATAATGATGACCTTGAAGCATACACTGGCGAGGCAAAACAAAAATTGTTACAGGCTAAAAAGGTCTATAACGATGAACGCAGAGCCAAAGAAGCTGCCCAACGAGAAGCAGAAGAAGCATCTCGTGTAGCACAGCAATTGCTTTCTGAAAACCAAAAGCTCAAGACCAAATTGAGTGCTGGTGAACAGACTTTACACTCAAAGTATAAGGAAAACATTAACTATGAGTTAGAAAAAGCAAGGGCAGACTACAAGAACGCTTATGATTCTGGCGACTCAGACCGTCTTGTAGAAGCACAGGAAAAACTTACCAAAGTACAAATGGAATCTCAGCAGATTGAACAATATCAACCTGAATATCCACAAGACACTTTACAAAATGAAGAAACTCCTGTACAAATACAACAACAACCTCAACGTTTGGACTCAAAAACCCAAGCGTGGCTGGACAAAAACCAGTGGTACGGGGTTGATGAAGACATGAGCTACCTAGCAATGGGTGTTCATAGACGCTTGGAAAGAGAAGGAGTTCCGATAGGATCTGACCACTATTTCAAGGTCATTGACACAGAAATGCGTCAAAGATTCCCAGAGAAATTTGGGGTTGCAGAAGAGACCAAAAACTCTTCGGAGACAGAGATCAAACCCTCTGTGAAAACTAGTAAACCGAGCACGGTAGTTGCGCCAGCGACTAGATCTACTTCTCCAAAAAGAATCAGACTAACGCCAACGCAAGTACAACTGGCGAAGAAATTTAATCTAACCCCAGAGCAATATGCTCGTGAACTAACTAAACTGGAGTCCCAAAATGGCTGAAAACAGAAAACCTCGTGAAGTAGAAACCCGTCAACAAGAAATGCGGCCCCAGCAGTGGAAACCGCCTGAATTGTTGCCAGAACCAGACAAGCAATCAGGATTTGCTTATCGATGGATCAGAGTAGCTACTTTAAATACTGCGGATCCCCGCAACCTATCTGCCAAACTCAGAGAAGGATGGGTACCTGTACGTGTTGAGGAACAACCGAAGTTTGCACTGCTAATCGACCCTCAAAGTCGTTATAAAGACAACATTGAGATCGGTGGGTTGTTGTTATGCAAAACCCCAATTGAGTTTGTAGATCAGCGTAATCAATATTATTCTAATCAAGCAGAAGCTCAAATGGATGCTGTAGACAACACTCTTATGCGCCAGAACGATCCTCGTATGCCTCTCTTTAATGAGAGAAAAACTGAGATAAGTCGTTTTGGAAGAGGTTAATTTTTTAAACTTAGGAGATTTATTATGGCTTATCCAAGCGTAACAGCTCCCTACGGCTTACGCCCAATCAACAGCGTGGATGGCAAACCCTACGCTGGTGCAACCCGTCAATTGCCAATTGCGAGTACTTATAACACTCCAATTTTTAACGGGGACATTGTGGCTTTAGTCGATGGTGGCACTATTGCAGTATCAGGCGTTACAAACGACTCTACAACTTCAGCTGCTAACTACACTTATGGTGTATTTATGGGCTGCCAGTATGTAAATGCTCAAGGTCAAACAGTTCAAGCTCAGTACTACCCAGGTAATGCTGCTGCAACATCTGCTATTGGCTACATTGTTGACGATCCTATGGCTGCTTTTCAGGTAGCTGTTGTATTTGCAAACAGTGTTGTAACAACCGTTAACCAAAGCATTGTTGGTGTAAACATGGCAATCGACCAAGGTACAGGTAGCACTATTACTGGTAACTCTGGGTTTGGTGTTCTTGTTGCTACCAATGACGCAGGTAACGCAGCAACCTTGCCAGTTCGTGCTGTCTCTGTAATTCCAGAAACCGCTACTGGTACAAACGCCTTCACTGAAGTAGTAGTGAAGTTGAACAATCCGCAAATTCTCCGAGCTACTGGCTTGGATTATGCAGCCTAATAGGAGCTAAAAAATGGCTATTTCTCGTGCCCAACTACTTAAAGAGCTCCTCCCAGGCCTGAATGCTTTGTTCGGTTTGGAGTATGCTCGCTACGGTGAAGAACATAAAGAGATCTATGAAACAGAGACCTCTGAGCGTTCTTTTGAAGAAGAAACCAAACTGTCAGGCTTCTCAGCTGCACCAGTAAAAAACGAAGGCTCTGCCATCGCTTATGACAATGCACAAGAGGCTTTCACAGCTCGCTATACCCACGTAACGATTGCTCAAGGTTTCTCCCTAACGGAAGAGGCTATTGAGGACAACTTGTATGACAGCCTATCTGGTCGTTATACCAAGGCGTTAGCTCGTTCCATGGCGTATACCAAGCAAGTTCGTGCTGCTTCTGTATTAAATACTGGCTTTACTGCCAATACTGGCGGTGATGGTCAGCCTTTATTCAGTGCAAGCCACCCCTTGGTTTCTGGCGGTACTAACAGTAACATCCCAACAACCCCTGCTGACCTTAACGAGACTTCCTTGGAAGCCGCTGTTATTCAAATCAGCTTATGGGTAGACGAGCGTGGACTGTTAATTGCTTCTAAACCACGTAAGTTGATTGTGCCACCTTCACTACAGTTCGTTGCAACTCGTTTGCTAGAAACCGAACTCCGTGTTGGTACAGCCGACAACGACATTAATGCAATTAAGAACAATGGTTCGATTCCAGAGGGTTACACCATTAACCACTATCTGACCGACACCAATGCTTGGTTCTTGTGCACTGATGTACCTAACGGTATGAAGCACTTTGTTCGTACACCACTCCAGAATTCTATGGACGGTGACTTCGACACAGGCAACGTACGTTATAAAGCACGTGAGCGTTACTCATTTGGATTCTCGGATCCATTGGGAATGTTCGGTTCCGCAGGAGCCTAAAAATCGGGGGGAGAAATCCCCCCTTTTTGTTTTATTTGTAGTAAGACTTCTC